CCAACTATGTAGCGGTGTGCGCTCTTCACCTTAGATCGTGCCGTGACGCTCTTGCACCAGTATCCGGCCTAGTATCGCCGAGCAGTATCCGGCGTCGGAAACCTCGTCACATAAGAAAAAGTGCATAGGTTTTCTTACCGAATCCGTATGCGAAAAGCATCAAAAATGATGCGTTTGCTGATATGATTTGGGCGGCTTTTGATAGGCCACGACCTATCAATTTCTGGAATCTGGAAATCGCTACACTACGGCCGCACCGTGCACCCGGCGAGTGTAGTGTGGCCGATAAACCGTAGTAACTTCGCTATACATGCCCATCGCAACGCTCACCTACACGCTGCCCGACGAGCAGGCCGAGTACGATGCCGCTCGGCTGGGCATGGAGGCGAGGCAAACGCTCTGGCAGATCGACCAGACCTGCCGCAGCCTGTGCAAGCATGGCGAGCCGACAGCGGAGGAGCGACGGCTCGCGGAGGAAATACGGGCGATGATTCCTGGCGAGATGGTTGAGATTTGACTGCACAAAACATGGCGTGAAGTGCAAGGTATTGCACAGTGACGCTCTTGAGCGAATGGAGAGTCGGATGGGCCACATGAAAGACAAGTGGATCGAGCAGATGGAACCGAAGCCGCATGAATGGGAACGCCGCTGGATTCCGGTGGGCGAGCGGTTGCCAGAACGGAGAATGCGAGTCCTTGTTGTTATGAGCGGGTGCGTTGTTTGGGGTGGCTGCTATAGGCCGGACACCAAAAAGAAATTTGTTCTCGACGGTTCTGATACTTTCCAGCGAATGAACTTCCTGAAAAGCATCACCCACTGGATGCCGCTGCCCGAGCCGCCGGGCTGAATGACGCTCTTCATTGAGAAGACGGCCACCCCTGCTACTGCAAGGGGAACGGCACAGATGCCTAGCCTAGAGGCACAGGAGACCACATATGTCCGACGCTACGATCAGCCGCAAGCACAGGGATTTCGACATCACCCTGCACACAGCCACCAGCCTGGCTACCACGCTCGATATGCGTGACGTTGCAGGGGCTATCGTGCAATTTGGCACCATGAGCACCAATGCCACCACGCTTCAGATGTTTACCAGCAACGCCGCAACTGGCACCTATGCCCGCCTTTTCAAGGCAGACGGCAGTCCTTCGGACTTGACCCTAAGCCCATCGACAACCCTAGGACGGGCATACGCTTTGCCAGATGAGTGCTTCGGGGCTGAGTACCTCAAGATCGTCAGCGCCACGACCAACAGCACGGGCACGACCGGCTTCGTGATGTTTAAGAGCTAGGCCCCCGGCGTGTCGGCAGCGTAGACGCCCCCCCCCTATGCCACAACGAATGCCCAGTCATACCCCGCCCCGCCTGCAAACGTCACGCACAAAGCGGGACGACACGGCCAGGCCCAACGCGGCAGCCCGTGGGTATTGCGACAGAAGGCACAGGGCTTGGCGTCAGGCTGTCCTGTTGCGCGATGCGTGGCAATGCCGGGGGTGCGGAGTGGTCTGCCAGCGTTTTGCTCAGGCCGACCATATCGTGCCTGTTCGTCAGGGTGGCGATCGGTACGAAGTGGCGAACGGTCAGACGCTGTGCCTGTCCTGCCACGGACGCAAAACCAGGCACGAACAACAAAAAACCCCATAAAAATAGGCGTTTTCGCACGCACGCACGAAAACCCCTGAAAACAAGGGCAAAATGAACGCGGTGGCAGGGTGGGTCAAATCACCCCACCTTCGCGGAATAAAAACCCCGGTCGTTTGCTCTGCGTACGTTTGGTTGAAATTGGAAGTTGGTTAACCGTATGGGTAAGGGACGCAAGCCGACGCCTAAATCGATCCTTAGCATGCGTGGCTCCCGCCTTCGCGGGCCGCACGCCACAGGAATCGACGCCCCGCCTGGCGTTCCCCCGTCGCCGGAATGGCTGGCAGATGTTGCCCGAGCCGAGTGGGAGCGGATCGTTCCCATGCTTGAAGCGTCGAAGGTGATGTCGCCGCGCCACCAGCAGACGCTTGCGGCTTACTGCGATTCTTTCGCGGACATGGTGGAAGCCGATCGGGAACTGAAGGCGAACGGCACCACGATCATGGACGACAAGGGTAGGGTTACTAATCACCCGGCGTGGAACCGGAAGCGTGACGCACGAAACCAGATGCTAAAGTTCGCCGCCGAGTTCGGCCTGACCGCATCTGCACTTTCAAGGGTTTCTGCCGTTGACCAAGGCCCGCAAGAAAACGACCGCGACTCCAAGATGTTCGCTTGATAAAGAGTCGGCGTCGATCGCCGTCGATTTCTTTCAAGAGAACTTGACCCACTCCAAGGGCGAGCTCGGCGGCAAGCCGTTCCTGCTTGAGCCGTGGCAGAAGGCGTACATCTCCACGCTGTTCGGCACGATGAACGGCAACGTTCGTCAATTCAGAACATCACTGCTGGCAATCCCGCGAAAGAATGGGAAATCCACGCTGTGTGCTGGCATCGCACTGAAACTTCTTTTCGATGGCGAGCCAGGAGCAGAGATTTATTCCTGTGCCGCAGACCGGGGCTTCGCCCCTCGGCTTAACTGCCGGGGGGCGAGGCCCCGGCAATAGCGTGACCAAGCCCGCCTAGTGTTCGAGATGGCGAAAGTCTGCGTGGAAAACTCGCCCAAGTTGCGGGCACGCCTGCGGGTGTTCCGTAACTCGATCGTTCGAGAGGACACGCATTCCACGTACAAGGCACTGTCTGCCGAGGCGTTTACAAAGCACGGGCTGAACGCTCACGGGATCATATTCGACGAACTGCACGCGCAGTCCGACCGTGAACTCTGGGATGTTATGACCACCTCGACGGGAGCCAGGCGGCAGCCGCTGTGCGTGGCGATCACCACGGCAGGCTTCGACCGCAAGAGCATCTGCTGGGAGATCTGGAAGTATGCCTTGGCGGTGCAGGACGGGGCGATCAAAGATCCCACCTTCCTGCCTGCGATCTACGCCGCCGATGCGGAAGACGATTGGACGAAGGCAGCGACGTGGAAGAAAGCCAATCCGAACCTTGGCGTAAGCGTGAAACTCGACGACCTGCGGGTGCGGTGCAAGCGGGCACAGGACATGCCAAGCGAAGAGAACACGTTCCGGCGGCTGCACCTGAACCAGTGGACAGAGCAGGATACGCGGTGGCTGCGGATGGATCACTGGGCGCAGGGTAACGAGCCTTGCCCGGTGATGCTCGACGGCCGGGAGTGTTTCGCGGGGCTCGACCTTGCCAGCACGTTCGATACCACATGCTTCTGCCTGCTGTTCCAACTGGACGATGGCCGCTTCTGGGTGGAGCCGCATTTCTGGATTCCCGAAGAGAACATGCGGGAGCGGGTGAAGCGGGATCGTGTGCCGTATGACCAGTGGGCAAAGGAAGGGAAACTCCACCTGACGCACGGGAACGTCACCGACTTCGACCAGGTGCGGGCCGACATCATGGTGCTGACGAAGAAATACAACGTCCGCCAGGTGGCGATCGACCGCTGGAACGCCACGCAGCTGTCCACGCAACTGCAAGGCGATGGCGTGAACGTCTTAGGATTTGGGCAGGGATACGGCAGCATGAGTTCGTGCGCGAAGATGCTGGAAGCGCTCGTGGTGGGCGGCCGTCTCCTGCACGGCGGGCATCCGGTGCTGGCGTGGCAGGCGTCGAATGTGGCGATTCAGAGCGATCACGCAGGCAACATCAAGCCAAGCAAGCAGAAATCCAACGAGCGAATCGACGGCATTGTGGCGCTGACTATGGCCCTTGGCATCCACGCGACATCGACGGCACCAGCGCCCGAACAATCCTGGGACATCATGAGCATATGAACGAAGCAGTGCCCGACTACAAGATGTTTGAACTTCGCGGGATTGACTGGACCGATGGCGGCAGCAACCGCACGCCGTCAGGCATCCGCGTGACGGCCGACAACTCGATGGCCTGCTCTGCGTACACAGCCTGCATCCGTGTCATCTCCGATGCGGTATCGTCCCTGCCGCTGCACGTCTACGAACGGCTTGCCAACGGTGGCAAGGCGAAAGCCAGCACGCACCCCGTCTATCGACTGCTGCACACGCAGCCAAACCCGTGGCAGACGGCGCAGGAGTTCAGGGATTGGATGACGGGGATGTACCTGCATTACGGTGCTTCCTACGCCGAGATTCGCCCAGGTGCTCGCGGTGCCATCTCTGAGTTGTGGCCGCTGCACCCGAGCCGGATGGAAGCCGAGCGTCTTGAGGATGGCACCCTCCGCTACCGATACCGGGAGCCGAGCGGCAAACAGACGATCTACAGCCAGAGCCAGATATTCGCCCTGCGGTTCACCACAGAGGACGGCATCAAGGCGATCCCCACGTACAAGATCTTTCAGAACGCCATCGGGCTTTCGCAGGCTCTTGAGGCCCACGGTAGCACGTACTTCGGGAACGGTGCCCGGCCCGGCATCGTGCTCGAGTCGGAGAACCCGATTCCGGTGGAAGCCGCCGAGCGTCTGCGTGAGCAGTGGGAGCGGATGCACCGGGGCGCTGACCGAGCTTTCCGAACGGCAGTCCTGCCCAACGGCGTGAAGGCCCACGAACTCTCCGGCAGCAATGAGGCGGCCCAGTTCCTTGAGACGCGGCAGTACCAAGTCATCGAGATTTGCCGGGCGTTCCGCGTGCCGCCCCACATGATTCAGGATCTGACCCGATCGACCTACTCGAACATTGAAGTGCAAGGCACGGAGTTTGTGCAGCACTGCCTGCTGCCGCACCTGAAGCGGTGGGAAGCAGCCATCAGCCGCGACCTTATCGTGGATGACGAAACGTATTTTGCCGAGCACAGCGTGAGCGGGTTGCTTCGTGGCGACCACGCCAGCCGATCGGCCTACTACGTTTCGGCTCTCCAGAACGGTTGGATGACAGTGAACGAGATCCGCGAACTGGAAAACCTGAACCCGATCGGGCCTGAAGGCGACAAGCACTTCGTGCAGTTGAACATGACCACGCTGGACAAGGTTGGGCAGCAAGCACCGGCACCGGAGCCGATGCCAGCGATTGAAGACGAGACAAGCCCGGCGGATGACGCCGAAGACCAGGCCGAACAGGAGGACACGCCAGATGGAAATTGAACGCCGCTGCCTGACCGTAGACGAAGCGCCGGAATGCGAACTCATGATCGAGACACGCGCCACCGGGCGTGAGGCGATCCGTGGGCTGGCGGTGCCCTACAACCGTCTCTCGCTTGACCTCGGCGGCTTTCGGGAGCGAATCCTGCCGGGTGCCTTTGACAAGGTGCTGAACCGCCAAAGGGGCAAGGGCGAGATTCTTTCCTACTACAACCACAACAGCGACATGCTGCTGGGCCGCGAGTCGGCGGGCACGCTTGAGATCATCAACGATGAGCGTGGAATTTCGTATGTCGTTGAACCGCCGGATACATCGGCTGGCCGTGACGTGCTGGCCTTGGTGCGTTCTAGGAATTTGCGTGGCAGTTCGTTCGCCTTCACGGTGAGCCAGAAGGGTGAGCGGTTCACTACCGACGAAGGCGGCAAGGCGATCCGCGAAGTGGTAGAGGCTTCCGGCCTTTACGAAGTGGGGCCTGTGAACGTGCCAGCCTACGGCAGCGCCACGACGGCAGTGGTGGCCCAGCGTTCCTATGAAGCGTGGCTGGCTGCCCAGGCTGCGGCAATAGAGGCAGACCCCGATGCCGAGCCGGAAATGAAGAAGGCCGTGCGTTCGCTGGTGCGTGATGCCGCTGCGGCATGGACTCTGAGGCTGCGAAATGTCTGATGCCCGCTGCACCTGCGGCGAAAAACTTCGGTGCCGATCCAGCCGCCCCTGCGGTGATGAACGGCAGCGGTATTTACGGTGCCCACGATGCGGGGCGCGTGCGGTGGCTTTTGTGAAAACAACACTTTCCGAAGTGCGGTTCTGCAAGAGAGCCACCGGCTAGCGGCATTGTGAACCCTACGGCAATACCGCCGCAGGAGTCTCACCGAACATGGACAATCTCAAGAAGCTTCAGGACGAGGCAGCAACCCTTGCCAACCGTATCGACGCCGTGCGTGCGATCGAGGCCGACGATACGACTGCCCGCGATGTGGAACTGATCGACCTGAACAAGCGGGCCGAAGAGCTCACCACGAAGATCGACTTTGAAAAGAAGGTCGTTGACTCTGCCAAGAACCTGCGTTCGGTGGTCGAGCGTTGCAGCCCGGCACCGGAAGTGACCGAAGAGCGTAAGGCTGATCGCATCGAGGCGGTTCCTTTCTCGGGTCGGCTGCGTGCGTTTGAGAACGCCCGTGACGCCTACTCGGTGGGCATGTGGTTCAAGAGCAAGAGCGGTGACGCCGAGGCGAAGCGGTGGTGCCAGGATCACGGCGTCGAGGCTCGTGCCCAGGGTTCGACCGGCAGCACCACGGGTGCGGCCTTTGTGCCCGATGTTCTGTCTTCGACCGTCATTCGTCTTGTTGACGAGTATTCCGCCTTTGCTCAGAACGCACAGAACGTGCAGATGCCGAGCGACGTGCTGCTGTTCCCGCGTCGGACTGCCGGTGCCACTGCTTACTGGATCAACGAGAACGTGGCGATCACCGCCAGCGATCCCACCAGCAACCAGGTGACGCTGACTGCCAAGAAGGTCACGGGTGCGGTCACGATTGCTTCGGAACTGCTTCAGGACTCGATCGTGTCGATTGCCGACTGGATCGCGGCTGAACTGGCTTTGACGCTTGGCAACGCCGTGGAAGACGCTGCGTGGAGTGGCAACCCGAGCAACGCACCAGCGGTTGCCGGGCTCGTCAGCACCTACACGGGTGGTCTTCTGGCTGCGTCTGCTGCCACCTACGCCGCCTCGCTGGTGACGGCTGCCGGTGACACGCCCGACGAAGTGACGAAGGCGAACCTGCTGGCGATGATGGCCAAGGTTCCGCAGCATAGTCGTGCGGGTGCTCGATGGTTCTGTTCGCCGTTCTTCTTTGCGTCCTGCATGCAGTCGCTCGATCTCGCCCAGGGCGGTTCGGTCGGACTCTCGCAGGGCATGGGACTCACCTTCCTTGGCAGCCCGGTGGTCCTCACCGACCGGCTCCCGAGCGGTGCAGACTCGACGGGTGCGATCATGGCGCTGTACGGCAACATGGCCAACAGCTCCTACTACGGCGTGCGGCAGGGCATCGAGATCGCTTCGAGCGACCAGGTGAACTTCCTCAGCGACCAGACGGTGATTCGCGCCGTGGCCCGCGTGGCGATCACGCACGCCAACCTTGGCACTGACACCGTGGCTGGCCCGATGATCGGGCTTGTTGGTGCGTGAGCCTGACGGCTTGACGAGTGTGCAATCTTGAGCGGGCGGTTCCATACGGGGCCGCCCGCTCTCTTTTTAAGGGTTGCCCATGATCGTCAAGGTAGGTGGCACAGAAGCCGACATCCGGGTGGAAGCCGTGCTCTCGATGCCCAGGCTCTCGTTTACGGCCAATCACTTCGCATGGGCACAGGCACTCATGCCGCTGGGCATTCGCCCCACGATGGGCACTGGTGCGTTCTGGGACCAGGTGAACACCCGCGTGATGGAGCAGTTCATCGACAAGTGCGAATACCTGCTGACGATCGACTACGACACGTTCTTTACCAAGGAAGACGTGGAACACCTGTTCGCCATGGCAATGACTTTCCAGTGCGATGCCATCACCGGGCTGCAAACCAAGCGGGAAGACGGCAGGCCGATGCTGACGCTGAAGGGCACGCTGGACAATCCACCCAAGGACGGCACCACAAGCCTGCCTGCGTCGTGGTTTGCCGAGCCTGTGCAGGAAGTGGATGCGGCACACTTCGGCCTCACCGTGATATCTACGGCGGCCCTGAAGCGTGCGAAGAAACCCTGGTTCCTTTCAACGCCAGGCCCTGACGGTTCTTGGAACGAAGGCCGCGTCGATCCCGACATCCACTTTTGGCGCAACTGGCGCGAGAGTGGCAACCGCGTCTACATCACGCCGCGCGTGGTTCTGGGCCACGGCGAATACGTGGTGACGTGGCCGGGCCAGAACCTTGGCCAGCCTGTTTTCCAGTGGACTACGGATTTCACGAACACCAGCAAGCGACCTGAAACTGCATGGAGTGTGCCACAGTGATGAAGATGAAGTTCACCCGTGCCTGGCGTGGCTACCGCAAAGGGCAGACGGCAGAGATCCCCGGCGGGCTTGCCGTTCAACTATTGGCCCAGCACGTTGCCGTTGAGGACACGCAGGGCGAATTGATTGAGACGGCTGCCGTCGAGCACGAAGTGGAAACGGCTGACGCCACGCCTAAGCGGAGACGCAGGAAATGATGTACCGCAGCCTTGCTAGAGCGACTGCCCCCGTGGTCGAGCCTGTGACGCTTGCCGAAGCGAAGGCGCATTGCCGGATCGACACCAGCACAGACGATGCCTACGTGTCGTCGCTCATCACGGCAGCCCGCGAGTGGTGCGAGCAGTACCTCGACCGGACGCTGGTACACACCCAGTGGGTCATGCGGTTCGATAAGTTCCCGCCTGACGGCACCATGGACATCGAACTGCCACGCCCGCCGATGGCAGCGGCTGGCACAGCCACAGCGGTGGCCCTGACGTTTACCTATGAGAATGGCACAACGGCCACCTACGGCACGGCCAGCTACCGGGTGGATCGCAACGGCACGCCTGGCACCGTGAAGACGCTCTACGGGCAGACGTGGCCGCCGCACCTGCAAGACGATAACGCGATCAGCGTAACCTGGTGGGGCGGCTACGGTGCCAGCGGTAGCGATGTGCCAGCGGCGATCCGGCACGCGATGCTGATGCTCGTGGCCCACTGGTACGAAAGCCGTCAGGCTGCGGTTGCCACCGGGGCTGTGCCGCAAACCGTGCCCTATGGTGTGAAGTCGCTGCTGGACTGCCAGAAGTGGGGGCCGTACCGATGATCGACCCCGGCAAGTTGCGCGAGCGTATCACGGTCCAGATCGCCAGCGGCACCACAAACGCCTTGGGCGAAACTGTGCTTGCGTGGGGCAACTCGTCTGCCGTCTGGGCAAGCGTCGAAGGCGTCAGCGCCCGCGAAGCCCTGGCGGCTGGGCAGCAGGATACGACGATCACGCATCGGGTGCGACTTCGCTACCTGCCGGGCCTGACGCAGCGGGATCGGTTTTCGTGGCGATCCCGCACACTGAACATCGTCAGCCTGCTTGAGTACGACAACCGGGCCGAACACGTTGCCATCTGCGAAGAGGTGACGTGATGGCTGGCGGGATTGAAATTACGGTTGAGTTTCCAGAGTTGGAGGAAATCCGAAAGGCATTTCTGACGCTGCCGAAAAACCTGTCTGCCAAATACATGGCAGCCGCGCTTGGCAAAGCCATCGACCCAGGCTTCAAACTTCTTAAGACACTTACGCCGAAAGGCGCAACTGGCAACCTGCGGCGAGCCATCCGCAAGAAGACGAAACGATACGCGAGGACGGGCTCGGGTGTTGCGCTGGCTGGATTCACTGCCCCGCCAAGACGCAAGGCAGACCTGAAATCAAACGAGAAGGGGCAGCACCAAGGCTTCTTAGAGTTCGGCACCAAGCGGCGCAAGACGAAAGGCCGGATTGCCAGCAGTTTTCGCCGCAGCGGCCCAGTGCGTGTTGTGGTTGCCAAGCGATCCGGCGCAGTCACCACGAAGCCAAAGCCACCAAAGGGATTTGTGCGGGCAGCACCAAAGGGCGGGACCGTCGATCTTGGTGAGTTCCCAATCGGCGGCAAAGCAGGCGTGCCGCCAGTAAAGACTGCGTTTGATCGAACACGCACGCAGATTTCATCAAACCTCAATCTGGAGATGACAAAAGCCCTGAACAACGCCATCAAAGAAATGGCTAGTCCTTTTAGGAAGGGGCTGTAGCCATGCCACTCAAGTCACCAGAAGCCGTTCTCCGCTCTGCCCTGGTTAGCTCCACGGCCGTCACGTCGCTTGTGAGCTCAAGGATCTACCCGGTACTGGCACCCGCGTCTGCGGCTCTGCCGTTCGTCACCTGGCGGCGCTCAGGCATTGAGCGCGAGCAGACGCTTGGCGGCCCGATGGGCATGCCGCGCGTGACCGTTGAGTACAGCATTTACGGCATGACATACGAAGAGGCTCGGCAGACGGCCGACGCTATGCGTCTGGTTCTGGATGGGTATGGGGGCACGTTGGACAATACAGAAGTTAAGCAGGCGTCGTTGGAAGACGAATCCGACGATTTTGTGCAGCTGGCTGGAGCGGATCTTCCGCCGGTGTATCAGGTGACGCAGCGTTACGACGTGTGGTGGACTGAGGGATAAAAGATGGCATACACGCCCCATGATTCCAGCGGCACAACCTTCACGTTCGCAGGGACGGGCTACACCGTCACCAGCATCACGTACAGCGTGACCGACCAGGCCGCATCGGACCAGATCGACGTTTCGCATCTGGGCCAGACGACAGGCGCGACCGTGCTAACGCTCAGTCGCCCACTCAAGGGCTCGGCTGGCGACACCGGCAAGGAAGTCACCGTCGAATACTTGGCGGCATCCGGCACGCCAATCGCCCAAGGTCAAACTGGCACGCTGGCGATTGCTGGTGGAATTTCCTTGAGTGTTGGGGCAACCTGCAAGAGTTGCTCTGTGACGCTTACTGTGAACGACGCCGTGCGTGGCTCTGCTTCCTTCCAAGTGTCGTAACAGCCACCGGGGTCAACCGTGGCAACTTACAGCACAAACATCACTGTCACCTTCGACGGTGCAACCGCTACGGAAGTTACGGGCTTGTCGTGGACGTGGGGCGGCGGATTGCCCAAAGGTCGCAGCGTTGTCTGGACTGACGACGCTGGAACGGTCAGCGTTCAGACGATTGGCGTCGTAAGCACCGCATCCTATGGAACTCTCGGCACGCTGACGATTACAGGCGGCGGCGTGAACTTGACGTGTACGGCATGCTGCACGTCTGTGAGTGCGGCGGCCGAGCTCAACGGAGTGACGCGCTACACCGTCGAGTTCAAAATCATTCAATAGGTAGCAGCCATGGGCCTGAAAGAACAAATTAAATCAGCCAGCCACCGCAAGCCGCTCAAGGTGCATGTGACCGAGTGGAACCTGGACGTGTACGTGCGCGTCCTGAGCGTTGGCGAGCGTGACGAATGGGAACTGTGCTGGATCGATATTCGGAATAAGGGGCTGGCGTCATTCCCCAACTTCCGCGCTTTCTACTTAGTCCGCACTTTGTGCGACGAGCACGGCGTGCGGATCTGGCAGAACAACGAACTGGCCGAGGTTTCTGAACTTGACGGCGGCGTGATGGGTGAGCTTTTCGACGTTGCCCAAAAACACAACAAACTTTCGGAGGCGGATGTAGTCGAACTTGCCGGTGAGCTTTAGTGCCAGACCGTCGCGGCGGTTCCTTTTCATGCTTGCCGGGCATCTCAAGATGACGGTTGGCGAAATCGAACAACGCATGGACAGCGTGGAACTAAGCGAATGGCTGGCGTTTGCAAGATATTTTCAACCGCTCGACAACTCATGGGCACAGGCAGGACTTCTGGCCAGCGCTGTGCTGGCACCACATGCTCGAAAAGGTCACTGCCCGTCTCCAAGCGATTTCATTCCGTTGGAAAAACCGCCGCAGCACAAATCCCAGATGCTTGATGTCCTGTCGCAGATGAAGCGCGACCTTGACGGTAAATGATTTATGAGCACCGCACTTGGCTTGGCAATGCAGATCAGTGCCAACACGGCCCAGCTGGCCCAGGCTGTAGCCGATGTGAACCAAAAGCTCGACTCCATGGGCGAGGCCGGTAAAAAAGCGTCTGCGGATCTTGGCACGCTGAAAAACATTGAGATCGGCAAGCTGGCCCTTGGCGGCCTGCAAGCGGCGACAAGTGCTTTCCTTAGTCTGACTGGCGCAGTCACGGGGGCGATTACTTCCGTGACTTCGTTTGCTCTGAGCGTGGGCGAAGAGTTAGACGCGCTGAACGACGTGGCGAATCGCACGGGCGTTGGCGTCGAGGCATTGCAGGCGTATGCCAGGGCTGCGGCTGATACTGGCGTCAGCGTCGAGTCGTTCGCAAAGCAGATTCAGAAACTGACCGTGAACATCGGGCAGGCTTCGCTGGACGATAAGGCCCAAAAGAAGTTTGAAGCGCTTGGGATTGTATTTGAAGAACTGAAGGCGGCGACTCCTGAAAAGCAATTTGAGCAGGTGGTCGATGCCATCTCAAGAATTGCAGACCCCGCAGAGCGGGCCGCCACTGCGGTGAAGTTCTTTGGCAAGGGCGGTATCGAACTCGGGGAACTGTTCACGCTTGGGCCTGGTGCCCTGACGCAGATGAGAGAAGAGGCTGTGTCGCTGGGGCAGGTTGTCAGTTCCGATGCCGTAAAAGCGATCGACAACATGAACGATTCGTTCGCTGCGGTGTATGCCACGGTAAAAGGACTGACGGGCGCAATCCTTGGCGAGCTTGCTGGGCCGATTAGCCAGATCGCCCAAGACCTTCTTGGCGTGATTAGGCAGGCCGGGCCGCAGCAGATTGCCCAGCAGGTGGCGCAAGGCCTGCTGGACTTCATCAAGATGGCTGGCAATGCGTTCTTTAAACTGGCTGAGTTCATAGAAGCGTTCATCAAAAAGTTCGCCCCGATCCTTGGGCTCGACATCCGCTCTGAGGCAGAAAAGGAGCTGGAGGCGCTTCGCAACAAAGAGGCTGGCACGACTCGCACAGTCAGCATCGGTGGCCGACCAGTCGTGCAGTTCACGCCAGGATCACTGACGCCGGAGGAAAGCGCTAGACGCGGCGACTTGGAGCGACAGGTAGCTGCCGAGGCTTCCGGCAACGTGCTGCGTCAGTTCCAGGCCAACTTCAATGCCGCTATCGACACGGCCACTTCTTCCTTGCAGCAGAGAATCGACCAGCAGGCGCAGGAGGGCGGCGATCCAAACGCAGAAAAGCAGACGCAGCTGCTTGAGCAGATCAACCGAAACGGCCAGGTGGGCACCGTGGAGATTCTCAACTAGCCATGGCTGTACTCTCCTACCGCGAAGTTCTTCCGCGTGTCCTGTCGCACAAGTTTGGCGAAGCACCAACTGCCGAGATCAAGTACGTCTGCACGCTGGACGGCGCAACGGCCACGCAGCAAATCATCAACGCTGTTGGCATCTTTCACGGTGCACAGCACCCTGAGTTCTCATATTTGTTTTGCACGAATGTTGCGGTGAATGAAACGGATTCGTTTCACGCGGAAGTTTCTTACAGTTACGAAACGCCGAAAGACAGAGAAACAAATCCGCTTTCACGCAAGGATGTGTGGTCGTTCTCGGTGTCCAGCGCAGCGGTTCCGGCTCTTTTTTACTATCACGGAGAGTCTGGAAACGCAGACATCCGGCCGCTCGTCAACGCTGCGGGCGACTTTATTGAGGGAGCGCAAGCCGTTGAAGGCGAGATTAAGGCAAGCATCAGTGGCAACAGGGCGGCCTTTCCGCTGGAGATTGCCGCCAGCGTGACGAACTCTATCAACTCTTCGCCCTACTTAGGCGGTGCTGCTTACACCTGGCTGTGCCAAGGAATCAGCGGCCAGCAGCAAACAGAAGTGGTCAACGGCGTGGAAATTAATTACTGGTCCGTTAGCGTGGAGCTTGTCTATCGGTCGAGCGGTTGGATCATGAAGTTGCCGCACGTCGGATGGCACTACATCGAAAGCGGACAGAAGCGCAGGTGCTGGGCTTATGCGGGCGAACCGGGATCAAGCGAAAAGGTGGACGCATCTTCGCCGCAGGCGCTGACTTCAACCGGAAACATGAAGTACCCAGGTGGCGAAGGGGTTCCAGATCAGTTGCTTCGCCGCGTCCATCAAGCCATTGCCTTTGCCCCGTACTTCGGCACGCCACCTTTCTAGGAGTTTTTCGCATGGCAGACATCAACTACACGATCACCGGCCAGGTGCAAAAGGGTGCGTTGTCGCAGTCGTTTGCCGCATCGGGCATCACTGCGGACATTGCCACCGCTGGCGTTCTCAGCGTGACGCTCAACCTTGGAACGGCGGTTACGCAGATCTCTACGGCAACGCTCGGCAGCGTTGGCCTGGCGTTCGCAAGATCGCTGGCAACGGAGACCACGCACACCGTGAGCTTTGGCCGGTACTCGGGCGGATCTCTGTACGAAACAGTCCGCTTGAAGGCAGGCGAGGCTGCCGTGTTGCGGCTGGCAGCCGGTGACTACGCGGCGAGCTCTGCCGTTGCTGGTACTCGGCTCGTGCTCACCGTCTACGAGGATTGACCGTGGCACAGAAACCAGACGGCAAAGCAGCACGCACTGAGCGGGTGACGTTTACGCGGCCCGCTGCGGAACGGATCGCCAAGGCAGTACGCCAGGTTGAAGGTGGCGACCGGGACACGCCGGGCATCTACTTCGGCTCGGCACCTGGTGCTGCTGGTGCAAAGACCTTTCGGGTCTGCACGTTTACCGGTTCGTGGGGGACTCATGCAACAGACGAAAAAACGCTGACGCTAAAATACCAAACCACCACGCCCAACACTGTTTCTGCAAAAAACCTCACTTTTCACCTGCCCGACATCGGGACGGGACCATACGACTGCGAGATTTCAAAGGAAGGCACGGCGTGGTTCCTTGTGTCTGCATTGGAGCACAACGTAAAGCGAGGAACGTTTACCGCTCCGTGGACAAAAACCACCCTTAAGACAATCGTGCTTTCCAACGGCGGCAGCGTTACCGCACTGAACCGCCACGCAACAATAACCGGCACGGCTACAAAGAATTGCACCGTCGGGCGTGACGGCATGGACTGGGAACTTATCGCTGCGGAGTGCTGATGTTTGACCTACTCGCCGCTATATCGTCATTCGATCCTTCTTCGCTCCTGGCGTGGTTGGTGCTTGCGTTCGCTGCTGGAATGTACCCTGTCGGCATCATGCTCGGATCTAGTTGCTCTCCGTGTTGTTCTTGCTCATGTCTAGGCGGATGCTCTCCAGATTCGCCAGCTCCGTGCTCCCTTAAGACAAAGCTGACGTGGGCTGGCTTGCAAGACGGCTACCACTACAGGACAAGCAATCTTTTCAACTGCAACAGTGGAAGCGGTGGTTTTAATGATTGCCTAGAGGCAACTGATGTAGGCCCGGCCGGTTCTTGCAGGAGTTGCTTTCGCATTGACTGCGGATTCATTTCGGCAGGAAACGGGACATATGAACTGGAAAAAACAAGCGGCAGCTGTTTCGATGGTGTATTTCGCCACGGCCGCCCGTGCGGCGCATGCTACTACGCTTACTCTAATCCTGGCGCGCAAGTCGAGTACATCGCTGTCTATTACGAAAATGCACTATGCAATGTTGCAGGCAAAGTTCAGTGGACGCTGCACGTCAGAGCTAAGACAAAATCAGGCGCGACGAGGATACTTATACCAGGCACAGAGGTCCCTAATTGTTCGACACGCGAATATCAAACGCCAGAAATATTTTACACGACCTTTATCAAGAACCTGAGCGCTTGCGTGGATATGTTCGCTTGTACTTCTTCGTCTATAGCGGAGGATCTCACAAAGTTATCACTTACTGACATCGGGCATTTCTACGTTGTAAACGTCACGCCTGACTGCTGTAACGGATCAGTAGAAATTGAGTTTGTTGAATGAGCGTCCTATGCTCGCGTGGGGATTCTGACGCTTGCGTTTCCTGCGGCAAGATATTGTCGCCGGGTGTAATGCGAACATGCTTTGCGAAGGTTGGCGGCCCTAGCGGCTTTGCCGAATTAGTTTCGATGCAAGGCAAGAAAAGATTGTCACTGCCCAAGGTAAGGCTAGGCGATTCAGTGGGCGCGATGCTAGCAGCAGTCGGCATTACAAAAGAGCGGGTTGCGGCGGCATCCGGCGCAAAAGACTGCGGGTGTGCAGCTAGGCAAAGCCAATTAAATGAGTGGGGCTTCAAGCAGCAGCATCGAGTGGAGGGCTTATTGAACGCCGTCGCTGATTTTTATTTTGGCCCAGCCTTTGACAAGTCCGCTACTGTGGACGGCGAAAGGAACGCGCCGGATGCCACGCAAGCCGCCACAGCCGAAGGCAGCGACGAAGCCTGAGTTCGACGCTTCGCCGCTCGACGAAGAGGACGACGCACCCGCTGGCGGCGGCATTCCTGACGATGACGGCATGGTGTACCTGCGGCGCTCAGTGAAGAAGCCGACGAAAGGAGCCAAGCGTGGGAAAGGCAAAACCAAGCCTGCTTGATGACGTGCTCGCGCGGGCGTCGAACGGCAAGCCAGGATTCAAAACGTGGTTTGATCGGCTGCCCGCTGACGCTCAAGCGGAACTGTCTGCGGTGCGTGAGGCTTATAACCCGAACACCCACCAGACGCGGGCCTACGCTCTGGCAATACTGGAGGCGGCCAAGGAACGCAACTGGGAAACCGGCGGCGTGCAGGCTGTAATCGCATGGCTAAAAAAGCAACGCTGAGTCAGAGCGTGGCTGCGAAACTCCCGCCACCGAAGCCCGCTGCCGACGCGGAGCAGGTGACGCAATCGCAGAGCGGCGACACGCTGGAAGCCCGAAGCACGTCGCGGCGTATCAAGACCGTCGAAGATTTGCTGCGGCATATCGAAGCGGACATGAGCCGATTCGAGATCGCAGCCAGCGAGGCAACGAAGTGGGAGTGCGGTGACGGCGACGGCTCGACGCTGGAACTGCACCGCGTGTTCGTCAGGCTCAAGCCGAAGGGCGGGCCGACAACGATGGAGTGTGTCGAGGCGATGATCGACGCGGCGAAGAAGGAACTGCGGCGGCCCTTGACCAAAACTGTCAAGGCTCCCAAGCGTGACCGGCTGTGGCAAGTGCTTGTGGTGGCTGATTGCCACTTCGGAAAATACGCATGGGGCAAGACAACCGGCGGTGACGACTACGATCTCGACCAGGCCGAGCTGCTGGTCGGAAACGCGGGCCGCGAACTGCTCGCGGTGGGAGAAGCCCACAAGCCCACTCGCCGCACGATTGCTTTCCTTGGCGACCTCTTCCACTACGACACGCCAACGGGGACGACGACCAGCGGCACGCCGCTAGAGCGAGACGGGCGACTCCAGAAGATGATCGCCGTGGGTTGCGACTCGTTGCTGGCGATTGTCGAGCGATCAGCGGAGACGGTGCCCACGGACGTGGTGATCGTCAACGGAAATCACGATGAGGTTTTAAGTTGGACCTTTCAGCGCATCATGCAAGAGCGGTTCCGAAACGATAGGCGGGTCACTGTCAAACCAGACTTCACCGGCAGGCAGTATCTTGCCGAGGGAAAAACGCTACTCGGCTTCGTTCATGGAAATCGGGCAAAGCGCAAACTGCCACAGATCATGGCGCTAGAAGCATCGCAGCAGTGGAGCCAGTGCCCATACCGAGAATGGCACACGGGCCATTTCCATTCGCAGGCTGCGGAGTGGCAGCGACCGATCGAAACGCTCGACGGTGTGATCGTGCGAACGGCACCGGCTCTGTGCCCGCCGGATGATTGGCACAGCGTCAACGGATTCATCGGCGCTAGACAGGCAATGGAGACTTTCCTCTACGCACCGGATGGCGGACTTACTGCCATGCACGTTGCAAGCCCGAAGGGAAAGTTATGAACACACTGGAACTGGAAAACGCCGCACTGCGAAACGCGGTTGAAGAACGCCTGGCGGGCAGCTGCTGCGAAGGGACAAGGCCGGGATGGAAGGCAGCCACCGAGGCCAGCGCCGCCAAGTACGCCGAACGTCTGAAGGGCGACGGGCTCTTGGGCGAAGGGCTGCGGCCGGGATCGGAAGCGTTCGTTTCCGTGCTGGACGAGATAAGAAATCTGCACTTTCGCAAGACGCTCGACTACGGCTGCGATGAAGATGCCCTGTCGAACATCCGCAACTCGGCTGATGTCATCAACGTGCCTGCCTACGCTGGGTGCGTGCTGCGAATGAGCGACAAAATGCACCGGCTCAGGAGTTTCTTCCGGCGTGGCGAAGTCGAGTTCGACGGCGTTGAAGACACGCTGCTGGATCTCGCGGCCTACGCCGCAATCGCCCTGGTGCTGTACCGCGAGGCCCAACAGTGAACGAAGCCCGCGTGCCGTACAGCGAAGCCGAGGCACAGGAAGCGTGGCTGTGGGTGAACCGCCACGGCCCGAGCAACTCATGGACCGCGAGCAACGGCACAGCGGCCCGCATGATCGGCAGACTACTGGAGGAGCGGGAGCGGCTGCTGGTGATGCTTGCGGCCCGTGAGAACATCCAGCGGCCACAGGAACAATGAGCCGGACGGCGGGCGTGGCGGCGCGGGGCTTATCCTTTCCCTCCGCGCCGCCCCCGCTGTTCAGCGATCGGATTTTTCCAACGAGGCCAGTGTGCTTCGCGGAGGAAAATCTATTACTCAGCCGATAAATCTAGTTTTGGCAGCAGATCCGTTGCGGACGGACCCTGCGGCACAATCCGAGGATCAAGGTAGCTTTTGATTGTGATAGCAGGGCTGGAATGATCAGCCAACCGCTGCCCGGCGCCAGGGCACGCTGCCTCCACGTAGGACACTGCAGCCCGCCTAATTCCGTGGAATCCACGGTACTGGACGTTGGCCCGCTTGGCTATCCCCTGCATTCTCTTCCAAATAAGGCACGGAGAGCGATCCCACGGCCAAACGAGTTCGTTAGCCATACGGATTCGCCCGGTCAGCAGATCGGCCGTTAGGGGCGAAATCTGGCGGGTTATGTCGCGTGTCTGGTTTTTCCGAGTCTCTGCCCGGAACGTAATCCGCTGGCCGGTCAAATCGACCTCCCGCCATTTCACGGACATTGTCTCGGTGATCCGTGCGCCTGACTCCCAAAGCACCAGCAAAAGCGACGACCACCACAGCCCGGCCGCGATGCCGTCCACGGCACCGGACATCTTCCGCGCCTCAAGGATTAGAAAAGCAACCTCCTGCGAGGTGTAGGCGGTCGGAGTACGTGAGGGGGCGCGGATAATCGGCACCTCCGGCCACTGCTCCACGTACCTTTTTCGGCTTGCGTATCGCCACAGGGCAAGGATCTGGACCCGATCGCGTGCCGCAGTCGCCCGGCACGTCTCTCGCTCACGCTCCGCGAGGAAGCGGCAAAGCGTTAAATCACTCAAATCGGAAAGCTCTGCCGCTCTTCCCAAGTGTCTGTCGAAGTGGCGAAGGCTGACGTTGTAGCAGTTGATCGACTTTTGCCCGAGCCTCCGAAGTGGCGAATATTCCGCTGAAAACAGATCCGAAAGCGTCATGGTAGTTACTCATGTTGAGGGGTCACCCCCAGTATCTACCTCTTCCCGGGTAGCGCGGTCGTCAGGTATCCTTTCCTTCCGATTAAGCTGATTGCCCTGCTTCCAAACGTAAAGTGGACTCCGCTCCACTGGCAGACGGTGCTGCTAGCACAACGCTATGCACGCTGATCTGCAAAGGCAAATACCCTCGCGGTGTTTGACTGACCTACCGTAGTCGGTAGATTGGAGGCATGATCGTGGCATCACCTGACAACAAGTGGATCTCTGTAGCCGAGGCTTGCGACCTTGCTGGTTGCACCGATGGATGGATTCGCCATCTACTGCGGGCCGGAAGGCTGGGCGGCTTTCAAGTCAACGAATGGACTTGGATGGTCGATCGCTCCGAGGCCGCAGCCCTCAGGAAGAATCTCTCCAGCCGATCCAATGCGGCCAAGCAGGCGAAGCCCTCGAAGCCCGCGCCTAAACGCGGCTCGCGGAAGAGCGCCTAGCACGGGCGAAACTCAGAAAAGATTTTTTCTGAACTCCGCTTGCACGAACTACCGAACTTGGTAGTATCTCGACCGTGCAAGGAGGCACTGTGAAACTCACCTGGAACAACGCGATGTACGCCCTGGCTTTTATTCGGATCGGCCAAGACCTTGGGACGGACTCCCAAGCGGCTAGGGCTGTCTATGACCTGATCAACCTGTTGGCAGCGGTTGCCAGCAGTTTTTGCCGTTGACCAAACTACCGAACTCGGTACACAACTACCGAACTTGGTACAGAAAGGACTCTGAAACATGGACCCGCATACACGCGAATACGCCGCTGCAGTTGCCGGTTGGCAGGACACCTACGGCAAGCCGAAGCAGACGCACGCGGTCGGTGACTCGATTTGGATTCGCCTGCCCAACACAGAGAACACGCACGCCAAGGTGGTGGTGGTCGAGGTGCTGGACGACGACCTCTATCACGTCGCGCGGCACGTTCCTGGCCGCGAGCGGCAGCACTTCGCAGTCACGCCAGATGAAATCATGCCCTTCTAGGGCACAGGAGAGCCGGTGGAACCGGCGAACGCAGGGAGGCACTTGTGCCGCCTACTCAGGATGGGGAAGCGGCTTTTTTTAAACGGAACGACAGAACGAAAGGGATTCGAAATGGTTCAGATTCGCAAGGCAAAACGGTCGGCTACGAAACTGCGTCTTCTGCTCACAGGCCCGAGCGGCAGCGGCAAGACGTGGGGGGCGCTTCAGATCGCCAAGGGGCTGGGTGGGAAGACGGTGGTGATCGACACGGAGGAAGGTTCATCCGATCTGTACGACCACCTGCATGACTTCGACGTGATCGACCTGCGGCCACCGTTCACGCCCGAGCGGTACATCGAAGCGATCAAGGCCGCTGAGGATGCGGGCTATGAAGTGATAGTCGTGGACTCTGTGACCCACTGCTGGAGCGGAACGGGCGGCTGCCTCGAACTGCTGGATGACGTGGCGAAAGCACAGTTCCGTGGCAACACATGGAGCGCGTTCTCCGTGATCACGCCCAGGTGGAGGGCATTCGTGGACAAGTTGCTGCGGTCTCCTGCGCACATCATCTGCAGCGGACGGTCCAAGACCGAGACCGCCCAAGTGGATGACCACGGCAAGAAGAAGGTGGCGAAGCTCGGGATGAAACTCGAAGCCCGCGACGGTCTGGAGTTTGAGTTTACGACCGTGCTCGACGTGATCCACGACGGGCACTTCGCAACCGTCAGCAAGGACAGGACGGGCGTGTTCACGGGAGACCCCAAGCCGATCTCCGTTGACACGGGGCGCAGGCTGGCGGCGTGGCTCGAAGGCGGGCAGGCCGCAGAGCCCAAGCCGTTGAAGGCCGAGCCTTCCATCGACGTTGCCAAGTTGCTCACGGACACCAGCGCGGCAATCGGCCGGGCCACTCCCGCGCAACTGGAACGGCTGAGGCCGAAGGTTCTCGCCCGCGTGACAGCCGGGGAACTGACGGAAGCCCAGGCCGGGATGCTGACAGACCAGATTGACTATCGGATTTCACAAGCCGCTGGAACGGAGGCGACATCGTGACCCAGCCACGATCGACGTTTGAGCAGAACGAGTACGAGTTAAGGCATTCACGGAACGACCCTTTTATCAACAAGTCCAGAAGGAACTATCCAGTGCAATTTGTAGTTGAAAAAAACGAGCAGAACACCGAGACCCTCGACCGCCCGATCATTCCGGCGGGCATTCATCTGCTGACGATCGTGGCCGCTGAGGAAGGGCCAAACGAGTGGAAGCGGACGGACGACAACCCGCAGGGCATGTGCCTGAAGTTGCGACTGTCCAGCCAGAGCGGCGGATTCAAGTTCATCTTCGATGACATCCCGATGCACTTGGGATGGCGGGCCAAGCAGTTGGCCGAGGCAGTGGGGATCATCGCCGCTGGCGAGAACCTGAGCCTGACGCCCGAGGAACTGGTTGACCAGTTCGTGACCGTCGAGGTCAGCCATTACACGTCGAAGGCAGGGAAGACATCTGCCGTGGTGAAGAAGTATCTGCCACCGGATCAGTCTCGTCTTCCGAAGTCGCAGGCAGAGAAGTTGAAGGCGAAGGCTCTGCCCAAGCCCACGGCCATGCCGGAGGACGACATCCCCTTCTGATGAGCGATGAACGCTGGAAGACGTGGAATCCGTGGCGGCTGAAGCGTGCCCAGGCAGCCGAGGCCGCCACGGTGAATGAAGACAACGCCTGCGGGGGCGATCAATCCGGCAATACGGAACCGCAGCCAACAGCGGGCAAGAGGCTTCGTATCCCCGCGCGGAAAGGATCACGGCAGATCCCTCCCGACAGTGATTGCTACCGCACCGCCCGGTGATAGGCACCACGGCCGCTTCGACGCGGCTGGGCGGAATCAAGGAGGACTTAAATGGTAGGACGAACTGGATTGGTTCGTATTTGCTCAATGACCCCAGTTTGCAATGCACCGCGAACTGATAGGGCGTCCGTGCTTTCGTCTCTTGGAGACCCACCTTGGCAAACGCACCTCGTGTGCGTCTGTGACCACAAGGCCAAAAAGCCGAGGCTCAAGGCATACCCAAAGGGTGGCGTCCGAGCGCTTTTCCAGTGTTTGGATTGCGGCCAGAAGGCCAGCAATTTTATTCAAGTGGCTGGTGTGACTGAACACTGGGACACGGAATTGGAAGAAAGGATGCGCGCCGATTACGAGCGTGCAAGAAATCAGTGGGAGCAGAAGAGGATCTCTGCATATGACTCGGCAGCCGGTAGTTCAAGCAGAGAGTGGTGGGCAGCATACGACAGATATTTGAATACTGCCGTCTGGGCCGTAAAGCGTGAGCTGGTTTTCGAGCGGTGCGGTGGAGTGTGCGAGTCGTGCAGGCAGCGTAGCGCCGATCAGGTTCATCACCTGAAGTACCCGGACGTGTTTGGGCTAGAGCCTCTTTGGGATTTGGCAGCAGTGTGCATCCCATGCCACAAGATCATTCACCCGCATATGGAGTAGGTATGGACACGCTATCGCAGTGCATTGATTTTCTAGGGGCGATCTTCGAGCCCGAGGACATCATCGAGTTTCGCCCGCTACCGCCATCCGCAGGCCGCCGCTGGTCACCACTGGCCGAGATACCGGACATAGTTGATTGGCTGCAGCGGGTGAACGCTGACGAGCAGCAGCGTGTGCACGGCTACTTCGGTGCCAACCCGAGAAAAGAGAAGGGTGCCAGCCAGGCCGAGGGCGTGAAGTTGGCCCGGTGCGTGTTCGCTGACTTTGACGGCGGCACGGACTACGAAGACGCACTGAGCCGCATAAAGGCCGCTGACCTGCCTTGGCCTACTGCGATCCTTGAGAGCGGCGGCGGGATACACGCTTGGTGGCGTCTCGATCAGCCAATGACTGACGCCGAGGCGTGGCACGTCCGAATGAAGGCGATTGCCTCGGCGCTGGGGTCGGATCAGTCCATTTGCGATTGGCCGAGGATCATGCGGCTGCCGGGCTTCATCAACTGGAAGCACGAACAACGCCCGCTGTCGGTCCTGAAGGACTGCGACCCGACGCGGGTCTACCCGCTGGCCCGGCTGGCGCGGCAAGCGGTGCAGTCGGTGGTGGTGCAGCCCAAGAGCATGAGCGACCTCACCAGACGGTTCATTGAGGAAGGCTTCACGCTGGCCGCCGGTCGTCGGCAGACGATGTTCACCGTGGCCTGCGACCTGGCGGCGCGTGGGTGGGGCGTGGCCGAGGCAACGACGCTGATCATGGGGCAGATGCGGCGGGTCGGACTGCGGCAGGACGACATTGACGACTGCCCGCGTCAGATTGCAAACGCTTGGAAGCGACAGCGGCTGCCGGTGCTCGGCTCGGCAGACGAGGCTGTTCCGGTTACGGATGCGGCCGAAGAGACTCCGACCGCCACGCTTGTGGACGCGATCGACGCTTGGGTGCAGCAGTCCGAGACCCCAGCCCTGCCCACCGGCCTAACGTCGCTCGATCTCCTGTTCGACGGCGGGCTACCGCTTGGGCAGATGACGGCGATTGCTGCCGCCCCCGGCGTCGGCAAGTCTGCCCTGGCCCTGCAGCTGGCGATCATGGCCCTGACCCAGCACCCGGAGATGAATGCCGCCTGGTGCCTTGGCGAGATGACTCGGAGCGCCTTGGCTGCCCGTGCTGTCACCTACTGGTGCGACGGCAAACACTTTTCCCACCTGACTCTGCAGGAGGTGATCCACAAGGATCTTCACGCCCGAGAGGTGGGTGCCCACTTGGCTGGGGAAATCGGCAACCGTCTGAAACTGATTGAAGCCCCGATTGTCGTGGACAAGATCGAGCGGGCCGTGGCGAAAGACAACGTGAAACTGCTGATTGTGGACTACCTGCAGTTGGTCAAGAGCACTCGGCATTTCCCAGACCAGACCGGGGAAATCATTGACGTGCTGCAGAAACTTAGGCAGATCACCAACAGCCGGAATATAGCCACCGTGCTGGTCACGAATATCGCCAAGGGCGTGGATCACAACACGGAAATAGGCAACATCGGCAAGGGGTCGAACCAGATTGATTTCGACGTGGACAACTTCCTTTTTGGGCAGCGAACTACCGAGGTCGGTGGTGACGGGGAGGTGCTGGTCCGCTGGCACTGCAAGAAACTGAGGCAGGGCGAACGGAAGGACATCGAACTCTGGTTCCACGGGAAGTACCAGCGGTTCATTGATTCGATGCCAGGCGAGTTCGAGGAGTTCAAAGACCCGTGGAGCCGCTCCAATGCCTGACAGGAAACCCACCGCCAGAGGCGAATTAAGACGCCGCCACAGGGCATTGATCTCAGGCGGCTCATTGGGCCGCATGGGCAGCGAAGCCCGGCTAATGGTCTGCTACGTGCTCTATTGGGCAGACTTCGAGAAATGCACCCTGAAGATGAGCATTCGAGGTGCCGCTAAGGTGCTTGGAGTGACTCCCAACGGGGTCCGCAGGGGCATCCAGCAGCTGCTTGACGAGGGTGTTTTAATCCTCGTATCGCGTGGCACGGGGAGCAATCGGAGCCAGTACGAACTGGCGACCCCCCCCGGTCACGCTACGTGTGCGCTAGGGTCACGTAGCGTGACCCCCCCGGTCACGACCGGTGACCGGAGCGCACACGTAGCGTGTACGGAGCGCACACGTAGCGTGTACAGAGCGCACACGCTACGTGACCCCTATTCAAATATCTCTATTGGTATTCAGGGTAATACCAATAGAGAGATTCAATCTCCCAATCCGCCCGGCCCAGCCGGTAAGGAACCGGCTGACCGGGCCGAGGAAGGGGGGGCGGCATGAGTCTGGCACCTATTGGGCTCAGGGAACTTTCCGAGCAGTGCCGCCGCCGCGCCCGGCTGGACACGACAGAGAACATGACGGCGATCGTTTTGCTGCTGGCCGCGAAGGCGATTGAGCAGCAGGCCGACCGTCTTGTGCGGCTGGCCCACGACATCGAGCAACAGGAGGCCAGATCGTGACCACCGCAACTCTCGCCGCAATTTGCTGCGGATTCATCGTAAACGCCCTCACTTTTGTGCTGGGCGTGTTGGTTGGTTCTTCACTCACTCGAAAGGATGCGAGACATGACAGCGACAATAACTCGAAAAAAGACCCGGCCCACTGGCACAGCGTTGAACGCCGCTGATCTGAAGGCGGCGCTGCACGCGGTGTCCCCGGCGGTGCCGAGCCGCAGCCCGAAGCCGATCTTGATGAACGTGCGTCTGGGTGACGGCCACCTGACTGCATCGGACGGGGAGGTGCAGATCCAGTTCGAGTTGCCCGAGTGGACGGGTGAAGCGTTGCTTCTCCCCCATGCCCGTCTGGCTGCGATTCTGGCTGCCGCTACGGGCGACTTGGTGACGCTTGCGGCTGGGGACACCAGTTGCACCGTGTCGGCGGGAGCGGGCACCTGGACGCTTCCTACGGAGTGTGTACTAGAGTACCCCACTTGGGCGGTTGAGGGTGAAAAGCCCATCACGCGGTTGCCCTGCGATCAGTTCTCGCGTGCGGTTCGTGGTGTGAACTTCGCCACCGATGACGACTCCAGCCGGTTCGCTCTCGGTGCCGTGCTCTTGGACGTTGTGGGCGAGGTTGTCACGTTTGTTGCCACGGACGGGAGAAGGTTGTCAGCCGTCGAGTGCGAGCACGACCTGGCGGTGGACGACTCGCAGACGCTGGTGCCTTCGCGGGTGATGGCGATTTTGGCAAGGCTGGCAGCGGTTGCCGGGGATGCGTCGATTCAACTCGAAGCCACCGCCAACGAACTGGTGGCGACGGTTGGGGCTGCCACGGTGACGGCCCGGCTGGTCTCGGGGAGGTTCCCCAAGTGGCGGGACGTTATCCCCAAGGTGGACGTGCAGCCCACTACGGTGCTGGCTTCGGATCTGCTGAGCGCCACCAGGGCGGCGGCGATCTGCACCAGTGAGGCGTCAAAGGGTGTCGATTTCGCCTTCGCTGCCAATGGCATCTGGCTTCACGGGCAAAGTGCCGAGGCTGGCGAATCGTCGGTGACGTGTCCGCTAGTCGAGTTTGGCATCGAGTGTGCCGTGAAGCTCGACCCGATCTATGTGCGCGAGTGGCTGACGGGGCTGCCTGCCGATGGCGAGCCGACTGTGAGCGTGCAGGCAATCGACTTTGCGAGTGCGGTAGTGTTTCGCTGTGACGATCACACGGGCGTGGTGATGCCGCTGGCGAAGGACTGACCTTGGACGCAGAGAAATTGCGTGAGTGGTGGAACTCCGAAGTGCCGGTGCACGAAATTGCCCGGCGCTTCGGGGTGAACCGAAAAACGCTCCACGAGTTTCGTGAGCGGTGCGGGATTGAAGACCGCTGCGACAAGTACACCCGGCGGTTCGTTGACCCCACGCCAGACGAGATTGCCGAGCGGGCTGCTGCGATCAAGGCCAAGAACATCGAACGACTGAGGGCATCGCAATGGCACCCTGGCTGATCGCGTTGTGCGGATTCATCTACCTCTACGTGGCTGGGGATCTCATGTACCACGGACGTTACGCGCTTGGCGTGGCGTATCTCGGGTACGCCTTCGCCAACATCGGGCTGTACTACGCCGCGAAAACTTGACGGGCTGGCGATGATCGGCGCATGAAGCCAATCACGTTTTCGGTTCCGGGCGACCCGGTGCCCCAGCCCCGTGCCAGAGTTTCGACAGTGGGCGGGTTCGCCCGTGCGTACGTTCCCGCCAAGCACCCGGTGCATGAGTACCGCGAGTGTATTGCGATGGCTGCCCAAGTGGCCGGGCTGCTGCCGCTGGCCGAGCCTGTTGAAGTCATCATCGACGCGGTATTCGCCCGCCCGAAGTCGCACATGAACAAAAGCGGCGTGAAGCCTGCCGCCCCGGCCCTGCCCCGCCCCGATGCCGACAACATCGCCAAGGCCGTTTTGGATTCTCTGGGCGAGTTCTTCGACGACACGCACGTCCGGCGGCTGGTGATTGAGAAGACGTTCGGCACGGAGGCGCGGACTACCGTGCGAATCCAGTGAGCGTTGCAATCATCACCAGCGTGTCGGCAAACATCCGCGACGTTGCCGCGCTGACGATGCCCAACAAGCTCGAATATTGCTTGCGGCATGGGTACTCGCTGGTGGCAGACAATCAGCCATACGAAACGGCGGTGGTCCGCACCGATCTTCTCTGCCACTACCTCGACCGCTTCGATCTGATCTGGACGCTCGACGCCGACACGATCCTGACGAACATGGCAGTGCCGATCGAGTCTCTGGCGTGTCTCGGGCCAAACGTCACCGTGTGCGAAGAGGGCATCCTTCCCTGGAACCGCATCAACTGCGGTTCGATGGTGTGGCGCAACACGTTCCATTCGAGGTGGCTGGCGAATCACATTTCCGAAACGCAAGAGCAGTGGCGTTCGCTGCCGTGCCAGTGGCAGACGTTCCTAAGCACCAACGCTGACGCACTCGGCGACGTGCTGACTGTTGCCCCGCTTCGCTCGTTCAACTCCTGCGTGTGGAATCGCCCAGCCAACGCACACGACGAAATCGGCGGGCATTGGCAGGCCGGTGATTTGGTCTACCACCCATGCGGCGTGTTCCCGCACGAAGAGAAGCTCCGCTGGCTCTCCAACGCCCTTGGCGAGGTGCAGCGATGAACGTGCCAGAGCACTTGATCTATCCGCTGGAGCCGTTCGCCGCCGACTACCTGCGGCACGTCGAGATTGGAGAACAGGAGTTTTCCGACGCCAGCGTGGTGTTCGTAGGGCTGGCCCGAAACTGTGCACTGCACTTACAGGCGAACCTTGGACGGCTGGAGAGGCTTGCCGAGAAATGCCGTGAGTGGCGGTTGCACATCGAGACCAACGACAACACCGACGACACCGACCAGGTGCTGATCGATTTCTGTAGGCACTACCCACAGGCCACGTTCCTAAGCCAGCGCCTCGACCGGCAGCAATTCACCAGCGAGTTCGCAGGCCGCCGCACGGAGGCGCTTGCCGAGTACCGCACTGCGTGTCAGCGGTGGGTCCGTGAACATGCGTCTGATGCCGACTACGTGGTGGCGATTGACTTCGACGCCTGGGGCGGTTGGTCGCACTCGGGCTTCCTGCACGGCATCGGGCGGATGCACTCGACGCCAGACGCGGCAGGCATGGCGAGCGTGTCGCTGATCGAACACCCGCAGATGCAGATGGGTGAGGACCAGAAGCCACGTCTCGGGAAAGGCTGGGTGCATTACGACGCCTGGGCCTTGCGGTTGAACTCATCCTTCGACGACTACACGGCGGGCCTTGGCGGTTGGAAACACCAATGGCTGCCGCCTGTCGGTTCGCCGCCGGTGCCGGTGGCAAGCGCCTTCGGCGGCATGGCGATCTACGACACCTACGCCTACCTGAAGGGCACCTACGACGGCAGCGACTGCGAGCACGTCCCATTCACGCGGACGATGACAGAGCGGACGAAGATGCGGATGTACCTAGACCCTGCCATGCGGACTGTCATGCACTGGATGCCGGAGGCCACGGATGGCGGGCAACACAGCGACGATTAGCATCACGGCGTTCCGCGCCGATTGGTGTACGCATATGCCGATCTCGGCATTGTGCCAGCGGTATTCGATCACGAAAGATCAGACGATTCGCCTGCGCGACGTGTGGCAGCTGCCGCTGCGGAACGATCGCCGCCTGCGGTTCAAGCCGATCAGGCAGCGTGACCCGACGCCCCGCGAGATCGCCCAGGCGTGCCGGGAGATCCAAGCTCGTTGGGACGCACACACCCGGCATGAGCGACAGGTGACGAAGCCCGTGTCTTACGAGGTGCGTGAAGTTGAACTGCCGCCTGACCTGCGGACCTTTGGGGAGGGCGAGTGATGGGCGACCAGTACGGCAGCCAGACGCTTGGAAAGATCGTCATAGATTTTTCCCAGAAGTACATGAGCATCTACCTCTGCGAAGGTGACGGCACGGTAAAGGACAGCGACCATTTCAAATTCCCTTTTCGGCTGGAAGTGAAGGACGTTCGCCACGAAACCCGCGACTGTTTCGATTTCTTTTACGACTACTGCAACGAGACTGTGAACGGGGACGAACTGCAAGAGGGCGACGAAGGCGGGGCAGACTCAGGGGAACACACTGGAGATGCCAAATGACCTATGAGATGACGCCCGACGAAGCCCAGAAGTACGGCGAAGGTCTTTCGATCTGGCAGCAGTTGGCGTTGCTCCAGCAATGGGCACCGCTGATCGGCTACGGTCAACGCCTGGTAAACGAGCCCGACACGTTCAAGCGTTCGCTCGTCATCGCTGACGCCTGCGAGTGGCTGGCGTCCAAGACATCAAGCCCGCTCGACGACGAACTGGTGCAGCACGTCGGCAACTTGCTCAAGACCAAAGAGGGTGAAGCCCTTGTGCGGTGGGCATTGCTGAAGGTCGAGGAGGTGCGATGACCTATGACGTGTCAGCATGGGTTCGTGTCTTCGCTGCCGTTGGCGCGGCTGCTTTCATCGCTGCTCCGGCCGTGGCCGCTCTGGTCCAAAAAGCCAAAGCCGCGTGGTCAGCGCGTGCAGTGGAAAGCCCAACTGAAAAAGCCGCAGTGACAGAGAAGGACATGCACACGGTGCTAGACCTGGCGGCGCGGCTGAAGGCGTCAGGCTGCACTGAAGGCGTTGCCCTGTGCCAGCAGCTGATCGACGTGATGCTTGGCGGCACCTCGAAGGCGAAGAAATGAACCAGACCACTCGGCTACTCGTAGCGTTTTGCCTTGGATGCTTCGCGCTATTCGGCGTCGAGAGTTGCCAGAAATCCGCACCCACTGAAATCACAATCGAAGAGCCTGACGCGGCGATGAAGACAAAAGTTTCCGACGTTCACCGGATCATGTCCACGGCGAACCCCATCGACCGGATCCTGTGGGCACAGTTGTGGGCGAAGTCTGCCGCTGTGGTGCGTGGCGATGCGACCGACACTCAGCCGGTGTTCACCGACACCAGAGCCCTGCGTGGGTTCCAAATCATTGCCGTGCGGATCGGCTGGCGCAGGTTGGGTGCGAACCCGCAGGACAAGTACGCCGGGCTGGGCGAAGCCGTAGAGCGGGCCTTTGCGGACACGATCGGCCTCGACGTAAAGCCGGTGACGCCCGAGGTTCGCCAGGCGTATATCGACCTGTGCAATGCGTTGGCGTGGTGCGGCGCTGGGAGGGGCTGAGAGATGGCCTTCCTGCCGCTGATGGGCTACACGCCCAACCCCGAAGCCACAGAGCGATTTGTGGCGTCACTGCCGTTTCAGACGCTGGCAAGTGCTGGCCCCGGCCTGGCTGACGAGCAACGCGAGACGCTGCTGTACCCAGCCCTGTTCGCAGTCGCTCCCGATTGGAAGCGTGGGGCGCAGGGCATCGGTTCCTGTGTCGGCTGGGGCTGGGCCTTGTCATGCGACATGCTCGCCGCCTGCGACATCGTGGTGCGTGGCGAGTCGGAGAGTTACGGCGGGCGAGTGCTCGAAGCCAGCGTGTATGCCTTCTCTCGCGTCGAGGCTCGCGGCGGGCGGCCCGCTGGTATGTCCGATGGCTCCTACGGCGGAGCGGCAGCCAAAGCCGTTACGCAGTTCGGTACGCTGCACTACGGCCAGGACTACGGCGGCCAGACGTTTGGCGAATACTCTGCCAACCGGGAGAAGACGTGGGGAAACACGGGCGTTCCCAACGAACTCGAACCGTTCGCCGTGAAGCATCGGGTGGCGACAACCACGCTGGCGACATCGTTCAAGGAAGCCGGGCTGGCGATCCAGAACGGCTACCCCGTGGCGGTCTGCTCTGGGCAGGGCTTCGGCATGACGCGAGACGCTGACGGGTTCTGCCGGGCGGCTGGCTCCTGGGCACACTGCATGATGTTCGCAGGCGTGCGGTACGGATCGCGGCCCGGTCTGCTCTGCGTGAACAGCTGGGGTGCGTCCAACTCTGGGAAGCACTACCCCGAGACGATGCCCGAGCGGTTCAAGGAATGTTCCTTCTGGGTAGATGCCGACGTGTGCGACCGGATGCTGTCTGGCCGCGACTCGTTCGCAGTCGCTGGGTATGAAGGCTTCGCCCCGCGTCGGCTGCCCGATTGGCTGGGAGGCGTGATATGAAAACCGCCAGCATTGTTGCCGGGGCGTTCGTCCTGGCTGCGTCGATGCAGAGCGTGCCCAGGGATGCTTCCCTGTCTGCGGATCTCGCCTGCGAAACGGCCCGCATGCTGGTCTTTCAGCAGGCCGGGCCAGCCAAGCCGGTAAGCGATGCCTGCGACAACTGCAACGGCACGGGCAAGGTGGGCGACGGCCGCATTGTGATGACGTGCCCCATCTGCAAAGGCACCGGCAAGAAACCCAAGGCTGCCTGTGCCAACGGGAGGTGCCCACTATGAGCCTCGAAGACCTCGACGCCTACGTGTGGTCAAAGCTCTCGGCCAGGCGGCACATGGCCGGGAAAGCCCTGGTGTCGAGGCTGGCAAACCGCGTGGTTCGCAAGTGGCCCCACGTCGCCATGAGCCAGACCAGGCCCGAGCAGTACGCCGTAGTCACGGACGAGATTGCCCGCAGCATCGAGCGGAGCGAACGGCAGAACTACCAGATGGGAATCATTCTGACGCTGGTGCTGGGTGTGCTGATTCAGGAGATCGTCAAGGCAGTGCTGCGGTGGTGGCTGGAATCTGCCAGTAATCGAATCCAACTCTTAGGCTGGCAAACGGAGATGCGGAAAAGATGACAGACGAAACGAAGACCACAATGTTTGCCATCATCGAGCGGTGGGGATTTCCCACTTTGGTGGCGATTGCGTTCGGCTGGGTGCTTCGCCAGGACGTTTTGCTACCGCTCGTGTCGGCCCATCAGGAGTTCGTCAGCCAGTTGGGCGAGACTCAGCGGGAGATCAGCGGTGCGATCCGCGAGCAGACCCGCTTGCTCTATGCGTTACAACCCAAGTCTGCCGCCACGGTGATGCCGGAAACCGACCGGCAGAACTAAGACGCTATATCACCTCCAAGAGCGCACTACCCATGCCCATGTCAGCCCGTTTATTGAGGCCGCGAGCGCCGAGCGGGTTCAATCCCCGCACTCTCAGCGGCCTTTCGGCGTGGTATGACGCCAGCGTGACCTCTTCGGTGACGCTGACCGGCGGCTTCGTGTCGCAGTGGAATGACCTTTCCGGCAACGGCATCAACCTCTCGCAGTCTACGGAGGCGAACCGACCCGGAACCGCCACCGTCAACGGGCGGCAGGCCATCGACTTTGACGGGTCAAACGACAACCTCAACAACACAACCGAAGTCACTCCCGGCACGGTGTTCAACGTCCACATCATCGACACTGCCGCAGGGCAATCAGTCTACGGCGTGCAGTCTGGATCGGGCGCTACCGTCCGATCCTCTAGCCTCATTTTCAGTTCGCTTGGTGAGTACCGTTCGCAGTCGATTGCCAGCGGATTCAACGCTGGCTTTTCGGGCGGTAGCCGGACTGCCAACCCTCGCATTTCTGTACACACGTTTTCTGGGGCTGCTGTTGCTGGCAGGCTGGACGGTGCTGGGTTTGGCGGAACGACAACGACGACAGGAACGAACGTCAACGGCGTCTGGCTTGGAACCAGAAACATCGGCGGGGTATTGTCGCTGCCAATGGACGGCAAAATCTGCGAGCATTTGATCTACAACCGCGTACTATCGGCAGACGAGATTTCGCGGGTGGAGAGATACCTCGCGGCGAAGTGGGGAGTGACGCTTTACTCGCCGCCATCGTTCGCGGACGCGGATGCAAATGCCTACATAACCGCCGTCGAAGCGGCCGATGGTCAGGCTATGGAAACTGGCGTTCGCAATGCGATCAACGACTTCGTACTAGGCTGCAAGGCTGACGGCATCTGGACTGCCATCAAATCCTCCTGCCTTCTCATGGGCGCTCGGACGCTCTCTGGTGCATTGACGCCGCTTGTGGGGTCGGCACCGACCAACAACGGGCCTTTCGTCAGCGGCGACTACGACCGAAAACTCGGGCTTGCAGGCAACGGCACGAGCAAATACCTAGACACGAACCGCACCGGAAGCGCAGACCCGCAAGACAGTATGCACATGTCGTTTTACTTTGGTGCTGCGAGGGGGGTTGGCGCTTTCATGGGGGCGGGCGCTGTCGCGAACGGAACAACGCAGATTGCTGTGGGCTCAGCAAGCAATGTTGATTTTCGGAGTCGCAGCAGCACGGCGGCAAGTATTTCGTCAGCTTCGACGGTTGGCTTCGTTGGCGTTTCTCGTGCAGAATCCGCCTCGTTTGTAACGAGAATCGTCGGCGCGAGCGCTACGCAGTCAATCGCCAGTCAAACGCCTCTTGCAGTCAACAGCCTGCTGTTTGCGCGCAACAGTTCTGCGGGCGTTGCTGGTTTGTTCTCCGCCTCGCGGATTTCCTATTACTCCATCGGCGAGGGATTAGACCTTGCCCTTCTGGACGCTCGCGTTGCCGCCCTGTCTACGGCCATCGGAGCGGCGATCTAATGACACTCGCAGACATCACCCTCCCGATCTCCTACGCCGACGCCAAGGCTCTGGCCCTGGTCTTCACACCCGCACTGGCTGGCAGGCTCGCGGAACTCCACGCGGAACACGGCAGCACCAACTGCGTGCCGATGCCACGCCTGCTGACCGATGGGCGGCTGATGCTTTCGGCTGACGTTCTCACGGAGATCGAACCGGGCGGGCTGCTGCACGCCATGTGGGCGGCTGCGGATCAACAGGTGCTAGGGGCGAGCGTTGAGGTGATCCCTTGGGCCGACGCGGTGGCGCTGCTGCCAGCGGACCCGGCGATCTAGCGCTGCGCTCTTCCAACTATGTAGCGGTGTGCGCTCTTCACCTTAGATCGTGCCGTGACGCTCTTGCACCAGTATCCGGCCTAGTATCGCCGAGCAGTATCCGGCGTCGGAAACCTCGTCACATAAGAAAAAGTGCATAGGTTTTCTTACCGAATCCGTATGCGAAAAGCATCAAAAATGATGCGTTTGCTGATATGATTTGGGCGGCTTTTGATAGGCCACGACCTATCAATTTCTGGAATCTGGAAATCGCTACACTACGGCCGCACCGTGCACCCGGCGAGTGTAGTGTGGCCGATAAACCGTAGTAACTTCGCTATACATGCCCATCGCAACGCTCACCTACACGCTGCCCGACGAGCAGGCCGAGTACGATGCCGCTCGGCTGGGCATGGAGGCGAGGCAAACGCTCTGGCAGATCGACCAGACCTGCCGCAGCCTGTGCAAGCATGGCGAG